CGGCGTAGGGCGCCCTACTGGGACTCATAAAGCCTACCATCTTGCTTCAGATACGGAGCCTAATCCAGTTGATAATGACTGGAACGAATTTACTGATGAAGAATATGTTAAGATATGGCAAAGCGATGACGAGCATTTTAGCAAAGTGGCAAACGAGAATGGAAAGTATGCTATAGCTCTTTTCCGTTTCAGAATAGACGCCGAAAAGAACGTTATTAAACAGTTAACATTGAAACTGGAGGGATACGGAACCGCTCCAGCAGGAAATGGAATTATAATAAAAATTTGGAACAATGCGGATCAGACATGGGATAACACGCAAACAGGAAATAGCAGTTCAGATGAGCTACTTACCATTTCCCTAACTTCAAATCTCGAAAATTACCTGGACGAGAACAGCTATGTGTATTTACTCTCCAAAACAGCTTATCCAAGCGATGGAACAACCCCAGCCACCCTTAATGTTGATTACGTTGAGGCAGACTTCACCATAAACGGGATAACTCACTGCAATATTATTTCTCAAAGAGATCTGGATGAGACTCGTGTTAAGCCATTTCTTTGGAGAACTGAACTCATGGTCAAAACTTTGCTTTTTGAAAAGGTGCTGGGAGGTTAAGGAGAATGTCGTATCCATTTGGAGCGCATGAAGCAAAGATCTACTACGTGGAAGAAACAAATTATGGTGAAACTCCGCTAAATCCAGCGATGGTAGGTGTTAAAGCCGAAACTGTGGAGCCTACGTTAAATCCAGGATTAATAAAAGTTCGAGGAATTGGATCGCGTGATTTGCAGACGATTCGAAGGGGCTTAAGGCAGATTTCACTTAGAGTCGCGTATCCGCTTCCAAGCGTTGCTCCAATAAACTTTTTACAACATATCCAAACCTTAAATTCGCTTTCCATAGAAGTCATTTACGAGAAAACAGATTCAATTATTGATCTGCTCTTTAAAGGATGCCGATTTAACAAAGCAACTGTCGAATGCCACATAGAGGACATTGTTAAAGCAGACATTGAGATTTTAGGTCAAGACGTCAACATTGGCATTTCAAAAATTTCTGGAGCCACCTACTCGGAGCATTCTGGCGCGGTTCCTTTCTACGAAAGCTTTGTCAAGAAAGGTGATGCGGATGGATCCAATCTTAACGCAGTTGACAGAATTACAGACTGGAAATTTACGGTAGAAAACAATTTGAAGCGAGTTCCAGTAATCCGCGAAACAAATGGCTATTTGCTCAAATATCTGTCCGTGACGCACCGCAACCTATACGGCGAATTAACATTTGAGTTTGAAAGCAAACAGGAATATGATGAGGTAATAAATGACAGCGAGTTCAGCCTACAATTTGGGCTTGGGGGATCCTCTACTGCCTTATTCAAGTATTGTAAATGGGAAAATGTTTCGACACCTACCCAAATTGAGGATTTAGTGGCGTTAAAAGCCTCTTTCGTTGCAAGAGATGTCTTAATAAGCTGAGAGGTGGAAAGTTTTGAGAACTGAAGTTTTAGAGCTTGATGATCGGTTTGGGAAAGAGTATGCGGGTCGCTACGTTTTCCAAGAGATTAGCTGGGCTAAAAGAAGCAGAATAATCCAGAAGCATACGAAATATCATCCGATAACTGGTCAAGTTATAAGTGCGGACTACGTAGCCATTCAGGCTGAAACTATTTGGGCAAGCTTGAAGGAACAGCCAGATCATAAGCCTATAACCCTTGAAAAGCTACTTGGAGAAGAAAATGGTGTTCCAATCGGTTTAGGCGAGCTTTTCAGCCGAGTCGTGAATAGGCTTTGCGGAATAACCGTTGAAGAACTAAAAAACTCGTTAGGGCAATGCGGAGAGGAACCCCTCATCCAAGCCTCACAGAGTTTAGGCTATGCAAAGAGTTCGGATGGACCCCGCTACAGCTCAGGAAACAGCCAGCCAAAAAGATCGAGGAGTTCATAGTGATTCTAAACGAACTTGACCGTCAAGCAGAAGAAGAACGCAAAAAACTTGAAAAAGAGGCGAAATGGCATGTCCGTTGAAGTTACACTTGATGTAAAGGGCGTTAGAGAGCTAAAAAACAAAATAACAAGTCTCAATCGCGAAATGCAAAGGCAAATTTATCATCAATTGCACAGGCTTGGATCCTTAATCAAAAACTTAGCGAAACAATTAGCTCCAGTAAAAACTGGAAGGCTCCGTTCAAGCATTTACAGCAAAGTTAAAGATTGGACCCTTATCGTGGGCGCCAAAGTTCCTTACGCTTGCTACGTAGAATTTGGAACCCGCTATATCAGACCGAGACGTTTCCTAACAAGAGCAATAGAAACCTACCTTCCGCAACTTCAAATCCTGGTTAATGAAGGCATAAAACAAGCCATCGCGGAGGCTTCTCCATGAGTTTTCAAGAAATCGCCATTACTATCAGAGCGGTGAATAGAGCAAGCCATGAATTTAACCGCATAAGCACAGATGCCGTTAACATGGAAGCCAAAATAAAGTCTGCTGCAGCCACCATCGCTGGATTAGGAGCAACAGGCTCTGCAGTAGTTCATTTAGCAAGCCAATTTGGTCTATTAGACGAACAAACCTCACGTTTCCTGTTAGGATTAAATTCTGCAATTATGGCAATGGGCGCCTTCATGCGAACAAGCTGGGGCGTAACAGTAGCCCAGAAAGTTTATGCGGCTGCATGTTGGGTTGCGACTGCGGCGCAAAATGCCTTGAACATTAGCTACGCGACATTTCTGGCTTTAACCGGAATAGGAATAGCCACAATAGTTGCAGCAGCTGCAGCCATGTGGTATTTTGCGAATCAAATGAATGCTGCAACTGCCAGCGTTAAAGAGTATAATGCTGCTTTAGCTGAAACGCCTTCTTATACCCGTAGTATTCGCAGAGCAGGCGAAGAGGAAGTTTTCTGGAGGCGTGGAATCGAGTGAGCGTGGATCTTCCTACAATTTCCGTTGTTTTCGGAAGCGTAACTCCTCCACAAACTGATGTTATAGACTTGAAAGTTCATCTCGGATGCACAAATGAAGTTTCAAGTTTCGAGTGTTTACTCCAAAATTTCGATGGAAAATACAGCCCAAACGGATCTTCTCCTATTAATATCGGTGCAGACGGACGCATATACATAGGTAGAGGCTCAAATTGTCCCTTAATTGCCTATGTCCGCGTGGAAGAACTAATCTTTCTTTCAAATTCTGTCGAGAACTATTTGCGTGTTAGAGGCAGATGTTGGGGTGAAAGGCTCTTCAGAAGAACAGTAACTAAGACTTACGAAAATAAAAAGGGAGAAGAAATCGTAAAAGACCTAATAGACTATTACGTTGGTTTAAGTCATGAACGCGATGGAACAGAGCTTATAGAAAACACGGACACAACTTATACGAAGCTTGAATATGAAAACACACCAGTTTTTGAAATTCTAAAGTTCATCGCGGAGACAGCGGATAAAAGCGGAGTCATAGGCTATGATTTTCGCGTGGCGCCAGATGGAAAATTTGAATTTTTCCCAAGAAACAGTAAAACCTCCCCAATAAGCTTGTTAGAAGCCATAGAATATGCAGAATACAGAAAAGACATTCACCGCATAAGAAACAAGATAATAGTTTATGGAGCCCCAGAAAAAGCCAAGCCTTCAAATAAAGATGCATGGACAGAAACGTTAGACATAGACAATGATGGAGTAAACGATTGGGTAAGCGGAACGGGAACTGGACAAGTTTCACTTGATAATGGCACAAAAATAGTCGGGAATTACTCAATTAGGCATGAAACAATTGGTTCGGACTATTATGGATCCTTACTTCTCTATTTGTCAAACAACATCGTAAACTGTAACAAGTATCCAAGGCTTCATTTTCAAATTAGAAAACAAAATTCATTCGAAAACACTATTCATGTAGGGTTGCATGACGCGTGGGGTAATTGGGCGCATCATTGGACAAGTGTTCCTCCAGATGAGCAATGGCATATAATTGAGATAGAAGTAGGCAAGAAAAACGAGGATAGATGGCAAGTTGAGGAAGGCTTTGACTGGAGCCAGATTAACGAGATTCGCTGGGATTGCTACTTTCCAGAAACTGGAACTGGAAGCTTCTGGATAGACAACCTATTCTTCAACAATTGCAGATGGGAAGCAACAAGAGAAGATCCGACAAGCCAAACTAATTACGGATTAAGAGAACTCGTTGAAGTTGACGAGGAACTTCACAGCGACATGGAATGCGATCTAAGAGCAAAAGCATTACTCGCCTATCTAAAGGATCCAGCCGAATACCTCAAAGTTAGAACAACTGTTCTCAATTATGGACAAAATCCGCTACTTCCAGGAGACAAAATACACGTTACTTTACCAAACGAGAATGTTGACAGCGATTTTCGTATAATAAGCGTTGAATATCATGTAGATGCAAAAACTCAAACCCTTGAAATCACTCTTGAACTCGGAAAGGAACCGCAACTTTTAGCCGATTATCTCTACGCTCTGAAAAGTAAAACAGCCCACTTAGCGAGAACTAAGGCTCCAAGGTGAATGTAATTGCTAAACAGACAAGTTTTAAAGAAAGTCAAAAAACAGCTCGAAGCCGCTAAGCTCGGAGACTTAATCCGCATATGAATGGTTTGACGCAAGCATTGGCAGAAGCAGTAGCGGAGGACCAATTGACGTCCCAGTGAAAAGCTGGGGAATATACCTCGGCATCTTCGGAGAAAGAAACAAACAGATAATCATCGCACAAAACAATTTTCGCTACACAGAAACAACATACGACATTGATTACACAGCAATTCCGCTAACATGGACTATAAACGTTCAGATAATCTCCAAAGAAGAAATTAAGAATGGAGAAGCCCAAAATCTGCTTAATTCATTTATTCAAGGGAAATGCAGAGCCATTTATCGTAAAAGAGTTCAATGGAGGAAAGTAAACAGTGAACTGGATTAAGAAAGCCCTAACAAGGACAGTTTCAGTTAAGGGTCCACGCGGGAAAAAGCTTACAGTTCAAATCGAACCAAGCGAAAAACTTGTTTTAGGAGTCAAATTCGCCATAACAATGACAATCTGCCTAACACTACTTGAAATAGCCCACATGGCTTTCCTCGGCATCTGGAATAGCGAAATCTTCGCGGCGATAACAGGCTTCATGGGAACCGTAACTGGCATACTAATCGGACAGAAGGGATAGACATGTCCCAAGATTTAATACAACCTATAAATAGGGGGCGTAGAGCCTCCTCAGAGAAAAGGGGCATAAAAGAACTAATCAAGATAGAATGGCGAATAATTGACAAGCTATTGGAACTCGCGGAAAAAGCTACCTACGAGAAACATAGAAGCCTCTATTATCAATCGCTTGCGAGCCATATTCGCACCTTATCAAACCTTCTTAAAACACATGGAAAAAGCGAAGAAATTGAAGATTTAGCCAAACTTCTCCAAGAAATCCGCAAAAAAGCTAAAAGACTCGCTAAAAGGCTGAATAAAAATGAAAGAAGAACTCGAAAAACTCCTTGAAAACCCAGTTTTATTTGCAGAGTTACTCCTCGATTTTAAGCCTTTCAGCTATCAAGAAAAATTGCTTATGGATAAATCTAAACGCATCGTAGCGTGCATGGGCAGACAAACGGGGAAAACAACAACCATAGCCACAAAGGCTATTCATTTTGCCTTCACACACCCAAACACGACAACGCTAATTGTTAGCCCCTCACTGCGACAAAGCATGATAATGTTTGATCGCATTCTAAGCTTCATTTACCGAAACCCGCTTCTAATAAAAAGTATAGTGCGAAAGACACGAACAATTATCCAATTAAGCAACGGAAGCCAAATTATAGCCCTACCATGCAGCGAGCACCTACTTAGAGGCTATACCGCCCACCTTGTAATCTGCGATGAAGCAGCATTCATGCCAGAAGAAGTCATAACAGAAATAATCTTTCCAATGTTAAGCACAACAAAAGGATCCGCCATATTTCTATCAACTCCTTGGGGAAGAGATCACTTTTTCTACCGAGCTTTTATGAATCCAGACTATAGTGTTCATAAAGTGAAATCAAGCGAATGCCCACTAATTGACCAACAATTCCTTGAAGAAATGAGGCAGAACATGACAGAAGATGCATTTAAAAGAGAATATGAAGCTGAATTTACGGAAGCAGCAACGTGCTATTTCCCACAAGATCTAATACGTAAATGCGTAGAGCTTGCTCAAAAACTTGGAGTAGAATACTTACCAAGTCTTGAGGTTTCAATTTCCAAAGGCGAATATTTTGCTGGAGTAGATTTCGGCAAGCTTGAAGATTATAGCGTAATTGCTGTCATAAAGAAAGAAGAACTGCTAAAACTTGTCTGGATTTACGAGTTCCCATTAAGAACAAGCTATACTAATGTGATAGGAACTCTCATAAGGGCAAATCAAAAATTCCGTTTCGAAAGAGTCTTAGTAGATCAAACGGGAGTAGGAGAACCAATTCTCGAAGAAATAAAGAGTCAAGGCTTAGAAAACGTTGAAGGCTTAACTTTCACAATTAAAACGAAAGAGGAACTGCTTTCAAGCTTAAAAATCGTAATGGAACAAAACAGGCTCGCAATACCCTATAACCGCAGACTATGCGAGCAAATCAATCGACAGCAATATGAATACAGCAAAAGCGGACACCTACAATTCAGCCACCCAACCGGCACCCATGACGACATGTTGTGGGCATTAGCGCTTGCAGTTTACGCTACAAGAACGGAGCCAAAACCAAAACTCTGGATAGTTCCAAGATGAAAAGGAAAACTGAACACTTTAAAATAATAAAACATGCAAGACGCTACGACAAGCATGAAAACAAATTCATAATCAACATAGCCTACGAAACAGCAGCAGAATTAACACCACGAACAATAGCAGTAGCAGAAGCATTC